CTCTCATAGAGCCGCCCATTGCGGTCGTTCTGGGGTCCTCGTCGTAGTATGCGTAGGAACCGCCGCCTTCGCATCCCTCCATCACCTTCAGGACGTTCTTGGCGGCATGCGCCAGGGTATCGATGGTCTTGAGTGAATCCTGCGTAAGATCCTTCTGGCCGTATTCACAAAGCTCGTCACAGAGCTTCTCAAAAAGCATATTCAGTTCTTCGTGCATACGTCACACCTCCATCAACCGTTGGTAGCGGTAGCTGCGGGAGTAAACGGATTCGGGACCGTATATGCCGGGATCGGATACGGTGCGACGCGGTTCACGATGTACTGCGTCTGTGCCGTATTGTCGGCGATCAGCTGCGCGGTCTGTGCCGTCTGGCTTGCCGCAAGACTCTGCATGTTGATCATGCTACGAAGGTTCTCGTTCTCGCGCTTGTAAGCGTCGATCTCCTGCTGACACATCTTATCAAGGATCTGCTGCGTCTGGTTCTGAATGGCAAGCCGGGTCGCAGCGCCTTCATTCTGGACAAGGTTCTGCGTCTGACAAGTCGCAAGTCTGTTGTCACAGCAACACTGCGCCTGCTGCGCCTGCAGGCCGTTGAAGCCCTGCATCATAGCGGTCTGCATCGCGAAGTTCTGCTGCATGTCCGCCATCTGCCTTGCGTTCGCGCCGATCTCGACCTGCGAGAAACCGGAGCAAAGAGCGTTCTGGACGTCACCGAAACCGGCCGTCACCGCCTGCTGGATGCCATTCACGGAAGTGTTCAGCATCTGATCTCTGAATCCGCCGCTGATCTGTTCAGACTGGTTCATCCAGGGATACAGACCACCCGCACCGCCTGCGCCAGCACCGTATCCACCGTTGTTCCATCCGCCGAGAAGGATAAACAGCAGCAGGATCCACCAGCCGCCATCACCACCAAATCCGTTTCCGAATCCGCCGGAGGGAGCAACGGGCATAATCATACCGGTTCCATTTGCATTGTCCATCATACTTTATCCTTTCTACCGCTATCTTTTTGCGGTTAGCGACTGCCTCAAAACGGCAGCCGGTTTACATGTTCAGCATCTGTCGAAACTGGTTGGCCATCTGCACGGCCTGATTGTACTGCTGCTGAGAGATCTTCCCGGAATTAAGGAGCTGCTGAACCTGCTGCCTTGGATCTCCCTGAAACTGCTGCCGAAACTGCATGAAGCGCTGCATGACGTTGTTCTGCGGCATCATCGGTCTCATCTGCTGAAATAATGGATTCATTCATTCGCCCCCTTCATGAGCTCTGCGATCTGCTTTCTCAGCTCCTCGACGTCTGCCTTCGTAGCATACTCGGTCCCCGTTACGGGATTATGCTGTGTAGGCATATCTCGAATGGTATAATCCAGGATCCTCATGGAAGGCATACCGGAAGCATCCGCAGACTTGAGGTAGATCGTCTGAGACTCACTGTCCCAAAGTGCAACTGTCGTTCCCGGAGCTACAAGATAGCTTTTCGCTGCTGCTTCACCCTGGATCCATATGGGACCGGTTGACTGATTCTGTGCCGGAACTGCGGCCGGTGTAGCCATTGCCTGCGGATAATAATTATATGGATTCCACGGATATGCCATTAGTCTCTCCTTTTCTTCCAGACAAACTGCGGGATCTGTTTTGAAGAATCCCACGAATCATAAATGTCACCATCGACTACGGTTGCCACATGACCACCAAAGCCGAGTACAAAAACTCCATGTTGATGATCCATGCAGAAATCTTCAGCTGTATAGCAGTCCGGGCAGTTGTCCGGGAGCGACTCACGGATGAAACCGTGTTTTCTCAGAACTGCTCCCCATACCGCATCGGAAGACGGCATATCACACATGAGGAAGCCGGAACCGACTAATTGTGCATACGCCGTCTCCCAATCGACGGAGAGTGCCTTAGAAATTGCACGAACGGAACAATCACCAACGTTCCGTCCTGCCGGATTGTTGTTAAACTGAATCCACATTATTCCTCACTCGGAAGCTCGTCCGTGTACCGGCCAAGGAATTCCCTGACCTTCCGCCACACGCCCTTAACAGGCAGTCCGCAGCAGGACATGTTCTTCAGAATCGAAACGGTTTCAAAGCCTATGTAGATGATTCCAAAAAATTCGGCGACCCCGATCTTGCTCCCAAGGAATTCCCGTATTTCCTCCGGCAGGAAGCCGATGAGGTTGATGCTTGCGATTGTGTCCAGTATCACCAGAAAGGAGATTGATGCAAGCATGGAAATCTTCCTCACCGCGCCGTCAATTCCAAAACTGGAGTTCAGTTTGTGCTGCTTAATGGCGCGGAAAAGTCCAAAAACCGTGTCCATGCACACACCGAGTATCACCATCTGGATAATATCATTCTGGAGTGCCTGGTCGATCAATGTGAAAAGTTTCTCCATGAGGATCACCTCAAAACTCTCCGGCAATTTCTTTGTCCTTCCCGGCCAGTTCCCGGATCAGCTGGGCAGTCTTGCCGTCCTGCTTAAGAGACTGGTTGATAACCTCCGCCACTTCGATCGGGACCTCGACAGGTTCGCCGCGCTTGACAAGCCAGGTCATGCCATTGATGCCAACAAAAAGCGGATCCTTATATTTGTCCCCGTCGTAAAAGAGATTGACAGTAGTGGTTTTTCCGGAAAGACCTTTTTTAATCATTTTAGCCATAGCTATTCTCCTCATAGGGGGCCGTTTCCGACCCCCGAATTGTTACGATCAAGCCAGGGAGCAGCCGGATTCGATACGGACCATATACTCCTCGATCAGACGCTCTGCGGTCTTAGTAGCCTTCCAGCCAACGGTAGCATACTGATTCAGCGGTCCGCCCGCCTGTTCATTGGACTTGATGATAGTCTGCAGGCCGCCGCCGGTAATCGCAGTCTTGCCGTAAGCGTTCTTGCCGATAATCAGCGTCGCATAAACATCTGCGCCGGAAGCGCCGCCGCCCTCGAACACCTTTGCTTCAGTGCTTTCGAAGAACACGACGTTTGCGATGCGGCCGATTTCTCCGTTGTACATGTGCTCCGGAGAGGTATGCTTCTGCCAGTCGATCCATTCAGTGTCTCTCATCAGATCGTAAGCGACATTCGGATGGATGATAGCTGCATAGTATCCGCCGTCCAGCATCGGTGCATCCTGCGCCTTCAGAGCGGCGACAGCCTTCTGGATGTCCTTGACAGTCAGAACATCTGCTGCTCCCAGGCCGCTTCTCGCGGTCTTGCCATTTGCGTAGGCAACATTGGTGCCGCCCACAAGGACCTCTCTTGTGATGGTGTCCAGTGTACGTCCTGCCTGCTGGCCGATCAGCTCGGTTGCTTCCGTGATAATCGGATCAATGGCCGTAAGCTGCAGCATATCGGTGACCTTCACGAAGCCGCCATACTGCTGGACCGTTGCGGGCAGCGCGGTGACGTTCAGTGCCTGGCCATCCGGTGCGACGCCCTCGGTAAGCGGGGTCAGTGCTTTCGGCAGCTTGCTGAATCTGCGGAACTCAATGGTCTTACCATTGCCGCGCGGGATCGGCTTTTCCTGGCCGAAGCGGTCATGAACCAGGTACGGCTCTGCCAGTCTGATCAGGTTTTTGTCATAAAAGGTTTTCATCTCCGGGGACAGGTCGTTCCCGGTGGTGTGGGACGTAGTAGCGTTCATTACGTCCCCGAATCTCTGAAGGTTCAGAGCATAAAGTCTGTTTCTGTTCATCTCGTTCTCCCTTTAACTTTTGAAGGTTCAGTCGAGATCGTCAGAAGGTAATGTGTTCTCCACGGCTGGCGCGGCGCACATAATCTGCGATCTCTGAGTTACTGAGCTTCGAGACGTCGGTGCCTGCCTTTGCGGATGCCTGACCGGACATTCCACCCTCAACCGGGCGTGATCCTCTCTGCGCAATCGTAGCCTGCGCTTTTCTCGCGCCCTGCTGGGCCGCATAGTTCATAGCGCCCGGAAGGATCCTGTCCATATTAAGAGCAAGATATGCTTCCCGGATCCCAATAGCATAAGGATTCTGCGGGTTCACCATTCGGACAAACTGCTCATTCTGCATCATCGTCGGAAGATCAAAGTCCGGAAACTCTGCTTTGAGCTGTTCGACTACCGGTTCATTCTTACGCACCCATTCATTTGCAGCCTTGCGCCTTTCGTTTTCTTCCTTCTCGGCCCGGAGTACGTTAAGCTGAGCATTCAGGGCTGACATTTTCCTGTACTGCTCAGGAGTCATGTTGTTCTGATACGCCACATCTTCGATAAGTGCGTCGTCTTCACCGACGTATCGAGCAATACCATCAATATCGTCGGCGTCAACACCATACTTCGATGCAAGGGTCTGAAGAATCGGAGCGATCTTTCCCAGCTTTTCCTCATTGGCCTTTGCCTTTGAGAAACGCTGACGAACGATTTTCTGAACCGCTTTGTCGTAGTCCTCTTTGTACTCGCCTTTAATCAGATCATCAAAAGAGGTCCTTGTCTCCTGCGTTGCAGCGGCGGCCTGCTGTGTTGCTTCGCCCGTACTCCCAGCGGCGTCCTGGGACATTACGCCCGTTGCGGCGCCATCCGTTCCACCTTCGGCAAAACGCTGGAGCCTTAAAACATAAATCCTTTTTCTCATGCGGATTTTCTCCTCTGCCGTCTTTCCGGCGTGTCT